CCATCAAACAATGATGAGAATGAACGACAAGCTTGTGATGGGTCATGCGTATCATAATCAAAAACTTTTTTATAAGAACTTGCTGCTTCATTCAACAATTCTTCTCTTATCATTTCTCTTAATTTTGATTCTGTTAGTTTCATTTATTTTTCTCCTCATACTTTGCCAATGCATCCCACATTTCAGCAAAAGCTCTAATACCATTTCTTGATGATTTCTTCCATTCACCTTTCTTTGCGTTCTTCAATAAGTCAATAGACATCTTTTGGACTTTTTTCTTTAATGTATCATAAGGATATACACCAACACCTTGAACTTGTATTTTGTCTGATGCCTCGTTTACTTTAAATGGTGGTCTATCTTTATCTGTGTATAGTTTACCCATTTCAATTCCAGATTGTTTTAATATGTCGGTTAGTTTCATATTATCTCCTATCTAGCCACTGCCCATAAAGTGTTCATTAATTGTTTTGCATCTTTATTACCTAAATCTATTAATATTTGTTTCGTTTTTGTATTTACTTTTTGAAATACTTTAACTAATAAATTTGCTGATTGTAAATCTATTCTTACACCTTTCCATTTCTCATTCTGTTTATTTTTTAATACTCTTGCAGCTATATGAAATATAGTTTCTTTTGCTTCATTTATGGATTCACCTTTAATTCTATTCTTTGCTAACATTGATACAAATTTTATATCAGCGGCCGATAATTGTTTCAATTGGTCTTTAGGTAGCTTCTCTAAAAACTTAATAAATTTCTTATAGGTAGGTGAAGATGGATTCATTTTATTAAGAGTTCCATACGCCGATTTTAACTGATTCATTTGTTGTTTTGAAAACTTACCATCATTCAATTTTCCTTCAAATAAAGCTGATATTTCTCCACCATCTATATAATCTGGTAACCATTTATCTAATGCTTTTTCTGATACACCTCTACCTCTAAATTTTCTAATGACCTTCTTTTCAAAACCCTTACCAGCTTTTTGCCAATACTTACTTTTCATCATTCTTTTAGCAATTTCAAATGGTGGTAATGTGTTTGCTTTTTCTGTAAGTTTCCCTTCTGCAAAAAATCCTATCTTTTCATATTCTTTTCTTACTGCTGGTTTATCTACAATAACTAATTCTTTACCAGATGTTTTATGTGTAACTGTAACTGTCTTACCTTTTTTATAAGTAAGTCCATATGGATTTCCTTCTGAAAGTTTTCCTTCTTTAATAGTAGCATCATCAATTTCAGTTTTTACATCATTCACACCAGTTAGTTTATATCCAAGAACCTCTGATTGTTTTCTTCGGTGGTTGTCAAATTTCTTTCGTTGTTCTTTTTTAAGACCACCGGCGAAACCTTCGTCCACTATCATCTTTCGGATTATTTCTCGTAATTTTTGTTCTTTTTTCAATCTACTTTTCTCCCTACGCCCTCGATTTTTAGATTGTTCCTCAAACCCTGCGATTTTTCCACCTTTATGTGATGCGTCTTTCTTATCACCATTCCCATAAGTTCCTTTTTGTCGATTGTACTTATTTAATTCTGCTCTGTACTTCTTTGATTTGTCAGATGATTGAAATTTCTTGTATTCATCCTTATAATCTCTTTTTGCTGCTTCAGCCTGAAGTTCTTCTTCATCAGGTCAGTCACCTTCTCTTTTTTTCTTCTTTTCCCACTTTTTAGCCATTTCAGGTTCATTTATGTGCATCCATTTTCTCTGTTTTTCAGATTTGAATGGCATTATAGTAATTTATCCATAAACCCACGAAACCATCCGTGAAATCCTAATACTTTTTTTGAATATTCTTTGTTAAGCAAACTTGCTTCTTTTTTCAAACCCTTTTTATCTAAAATTTTCTGTAAGTCTTTTACATCATCCCAATATTTTTTATATGACTTTTCTATTTGTGATGTTACTCTCCCATAATCATACGCAGGACCTTCATTAATTGTATCACCAAATTGTTTTTTTAAACCGTCAGTAATAGATGGTTTACGTTTTTTAACAACCTTTTTCTTTGGTTGTTTCTTTGGAAATCCTAACATATCTCTGTATTTCATTCTTACTCTCCTCGGAAAATATCGTTGATGATACTCTCAATTTTACAATCGTGTGTACAAGTACCATTTCGTGTTCCTACACCTTCGTTAATTATACCTTCGTTTGCTGGTGATAGAAAAGCTCCGTGAGTTGATGGATTTGATACAAAATCAAATGCGATTAACTCAAAATCATCTTTAACTTTAACTGTTGGTGTTCCCTTTTCATCTACCTCATCAAGTTCTTCAACTGAACCTAACCCACGAGATGAGATACCAAGTTTGATACCACTTTTAAATAATTCTTTTAAGATGTTTCCAGAAGGAGTTCCTAATACTTCAACAGTTCCAACTAAATCATCACCATTCCAATGCATTTCCATAATGTTATGTGATACATTGTTTAGATTGACCACAGACGAATCAGGATGGTCAAGTTCACCTAATGCTCTTCGTTCTTTAATTTGAGTTTTTGCATATTTTCCAGCTTCTCGTACAAGAGTTTCACGAGGATATACTCTACCATTTTGATTTTTAGATTCTGCTCTTTGTAATACACCTTTAACAACAAGTTTTCCATTATTCTTAATGGATTCATTGATTTGTTCCGGTGATATTTCAAATGGTATATAATCTACTAATATTTGTTTTGACATTTTATTTATCTCCCTATGCATCTAAATTCAGATAACCCCAAGCACTACCGTCATAAATATAAATTCTTCCATGAGTTTGTTGTGTACTATAAGTCATTGTACCTTTTGCTGGTTTAGCAACTTGAGCTGCAGCGTCTGTAGAAAATACAGGTATAAAACTCGTACTTGGATAAGTTATACCTTTAGCTACTTGTTTTTTTGAATTATTCGGGTCCTGTATATAAGACATTGTTTATTCTCCTACTTCCATGCGTTTCGTTTAAGCCATATATCACGATATACATCGCCTATGACATCTTTAATTAATTTTCTAATTACTTCTAAATCTTTTTTATCTAAAGCTTCATTTACTGGTTTATATCCAGTGCTATTTGTAGCTACCTGTTTCTTCTTTTTCTTTCCTTTTTTACCAGTAAAAGCAAATGGTGTTTCATAACCGTCAACATTATCAGTTACAGTTATTTCTTCTAATTCTTCTTGTTGTAATTCACGAAGAACCGATTTAATTAATTCTCTTAACTTACTTTCGGTCACTTTTCTTCAACTCTTTAATAAGTTCGTAATATCTCATTAACTGAACTACAGCACTATCTTTAACACTTTGTGAATTTCCAACATCACAAAACTTATCAACAGAATTGATAGCTTCTTTTAACTTAATTTTAACTACTTTATCTTTAAGATTTTTCGAGTTATCTTTAAGTTCTTTTTTAATGTTGGGGATTTCACTTTCGATATACTCTTTAAGTGAGTTGGTATTGGATACATTGTTGATATAAGCTTTAAGTAAGTTCTTTTGTGGTGTATTTAGATTAGAATATTTTTGATTGAACTTTTCTAACAAAGTTCTATATGTTAATATTCTCAAATCCTCATCATCTGGAAGAGCAGTCATTGTTTCTGATAATTTAATTTCACTCGTTGTTGTTATATGTTCAACAAGATTAAAGTGAGATTCAGTTTTCTCATCAGGTGATAACGCAGTAGAATGTTCAAATAGTTTAAATGCAGATGCATAAATCTTATAATTATCAACTTTTGAAGATATGAACTTTTGTAAGTCATAGTGTTCACTAATTGTTTTTATTAGATTATATTTTTCTCGTCTTAATGAAGCGTTGTTTAACTTATGTCTTTCGTTAATAACTTCATTTATAAAATAATCAGCCTTTCTATCATCATTAAACTTCTTGTTTATAATAATATTGTATAAGGCTAGTTCTTTTCCCAACTCTGTGTTTTCATTGAATTTTTTCTTTACTATGGCAACTGCTTTACTTCCGTCTATCTTATTCAAGACATCAGAAGTAATTTGTCGTAGTAAAAATTCAAACAATAAGCCGGTGTTACGCAGCTTATTATGCTTTATTTTACGCATACTTAATCTCCATTTATTTGGATTCCAACAATGTATAGTTTTTCATATATAAATATAAAGTTTTTATAGTTTATCATATATTTATTCACTTGTTTCTTCTTCAATTATGTTTTCTTCACTTAAAATACTCTTATTTTTAGTGTTCTTACTAAATCGTTGTTTTAATTGGTTTAAAAAGTTTTCTGACTTAACTATTGTAGCTCCTTTTCCTGGTGCTAGTGGACTTCCATGTTTGAAATCTCTCTTACCATATCGTTCTCTTTGATATTTGATTGCGTCTTTTACATCATCGACATCATATTCATTTCCATATTCTTTTTTACCAGTTCCACTTCGTCTATCACCACCGTGCTCACCTCGTCTAGCCATTTCTAAATCGTCTTCATCATCAGCGACTTCACCAGATTCTGCTGGGTCGTTACCTTCTGTTTCAATTTGTTCAAATCTAAAGTTTTGTTTTCTATCCTCAATGATACCCTCAAATACTTTTTCTTTATCACCTTGATTAAATTCAAATATGTGGTCATAAATCCATTCACGAGATAAGAGTTTATTTTCAATTAAACTATTAGCAATATCAACTTGTTGTGATAATAATTCAAGTTTTTCTTGTTCGTGAATCATAGATGGATTCTGTAATTCTAAATCAAAGTTGATAAGTTCTGCGTCTTCAAATCCTTGTGAGTATAGATGAATGATAGCAATTTTTGATAATTCAGCTACAACAATCTTTTGTAGTCTTTCAATTGTTCTTGCGAATCTAACATCTTCTGCTGCTAATGTAGCTTTACTACCAACATTTTCCTCGTATCCCAAGAAAGCTTTTGGAACTTTTAGTGCTGCATGTAATTTGTTTCTTAAATATTCAATATCATCAATAGCACCTTCGTTTGTCAATCCTTGTAGCGTTTCTATTTGAGTTCCACTATCCGAACCACGAACTGGAAGATAATAATCTTCTGTTGTTGATTCAATATTGTATCGTAAGTTGTAATCACCTGTATTTTGGTCAATCACTGGAATCTTCTTCATCTTACCGATAATTTTATTCATAAAGTTTTCTACTTCGTTTGGTGGAATATTACCAATATCTACTTTGAAGATTCTTTTTTCTGGTGCTCTCATAATACGATGAATTAACATAGCATCTTCCATAAGAGTTAATTGTTTGAATACTCTACGAGCGCCTTCTAACATTGATTTACCATATGGTAAGAAATTAGAATCTGATACTAATCTGAAATGTGCTACTTCATAATTTTCTTTTACCTCTTTATTCCCACCTTCTTCGATTTCAAATTGAACTAATTTAGGATTTTCCGGGTCGTGGTCTTCAAGTCTAAACACACCATATGTCGATAGTGGTTTAACATTAACAATACCATATTTATCTACTATATCTAAACTTAAAAAGAAATCACCATATTTTGTTAAGTTTCTCATCCAAGACCATAGATTAAATTCAATATTGATTATATCATAAAATAAGTTATGTAAAATGTCGTGAACCTTTACATTGTCTGTTTTGATTTTAAGGATTTGTCCTTCAATGTTATCAATAGTTGATTCATCTGAATAAATGTCAAGTGCTGATGATATAATTGGGTCTGCGTCCATCATTTCATAATCTCTGAATAGTTGGTTACGAGCTACTTCGTATGCGTTTCGTTGATTCTCTTTACCGGCCCAACCCATTTGTTTAGGATTACCGTGTATAAGTCTATTATATCTATCAATAAAATTATTTACTAATGATGTTTGTTGACTAAAGTCAACATCTTTAACTTTTAATTGTCCGTCATCAGTTTTTCTAACAATTATGTTTGATTGAAATAGTTTCCCAAGTCTTGTTAATATATTTTCATTCTGTGCCATTTTTACCTCTTTTATTTAATTAACCATGATAGGTCTTCTTTTTCACCAAGAACATCCATTTCATATGGATTTTCCTTCGGACCTCCAGCTTTACCAAATTGAAAACCGGAACTAAAGTCTGTGTTTCCATTCATGTTCAACATAGAATCCATCATAGCCCTTTGGTGATTATCTTTATCCGTTTTCAATCGTAGTGCAGTATCTCTTACCCACAATGCTATTGAATACGACATAACCAAATCATCGTTATAACCTGTCATCGCTTCTGGTTTTGAATTATGATATATAAATGTAAATAATTCTTCAATCAGTCGCGGTGATTTTATTTTTACCATCTTTTCACGAGTATATTCTTCCATCTTCGCTATAATTAATGGTCTTGTTTTTACTGTTGTTGAAAATCCTGGTACCATATTTTTATCTTGTGTTCTGTATTTATTTGATACCATTTGATGTTCTACATCAACAACTTGTAAATCTTTTGACATATAGAATAAGTTCTTATATCCTCTGTCTATAATAGTTTGTATTGTTGCCCAACCGATGTTGTTGTTTTCAACTACGAGTAAGGCATCGTTATATTTTGTTGCTAACTCAATTAAGAAATTTCCATAATCTGTCGTTCCTAATTGTCCTTTATATTCAGCAACTTGTTTCATATCTTCTACTTCAAATACTTGTGTCGCTGAAAAGTCAGTTCCGTCTCCACGAGCTACATCAGCAACTACCATATATTCTTTTGAATAATCTGGATAATCCCATATCCATAAATTTTTATCTAAACCTGCTCTTTCCATTGGTTCACATACCATTCCTTCTTTATACCATTGTAGAATTTGTGGGTCAACTACAGATTCACCTGAAGTGAGAAAGTCAGCATCACATTCTTGTGCAGCTTTTGTTGGTCCAAGAACTCTATCCTGGTCATCTCTCCAAGCTTGGTCACGTTCTGGATGAACTGACCAGTGAAGTTTGAGTGTATGAAAGTCATTATTCCCGTCAATCGCATCAACCCATTGTCTGTGAAACCAATTACCTACACCGTTTGGAGTTGAAAGTGTGATACAATCACCACCAGTTGCTAGTGTTTGTTGTGCAGCGGTCCAAATTGAATCTGCATATTCTATGAAAGCTGCTTCGTCAAGAATTAAAAGTGACAGTGCTTCTGAACGACCAGCTTCTTGTGTTGCAGCTACTGCCTTTATCTGTGAACCATTAGCGAATACTAATGAAAGTTTGTTATCTTCTGTTACTTTTGTTTTTAACCATTGTGGAAGTCCTGAATACATCACACGAACTTTTGTTACAAGGTTTTTAGCAGTATCTTTATCTTTCGCAATACATAAAATATTTTTATCTGAATTGAATAACATTAACCATAGTGAATAACCGGCAGTTAATGTTGATATACCTAATTGTCTTGATTTTAGAATGATATTATAACGATGTTCTTTAAACTCACTCAACATATTCTCTTGGAAATCGTATAAGTCAAATTTGATTTTTCCTTGTTTTGGATGTTGGATTGTACAATACTTTCTCATAAAGTGAACTGGGTCACTCACACATTTAGAATATTCTCTTTTTATTGCAGTTTTAAGATTTTGTTTATTATTCGTGGACATTACTTACCACCCAACTTGAAAGTAATATTGTAACCATCCCATATCCAAACCATAGATAGGGGTGTTCGTACCACTTAGGTTTTATTTCTTTAATCAATTCGTCTTTTAATTCCAATTTATATTCATATTGTCCAAACATCAAACTATCATTCTCAATAGTTTGTATATACATATATATCTGTTCATTCAAGTTTTCGATGATTTTTTGATTAGTTGAATCAGCGTGTTCTAATGTCTGTATTTGAGTGTACAAAGTCTGAACTTCTTCCTCTGTAAACTCATAGGTTTTTTGAGGAAGAAGTATTGAAATGATTAATAATATAGATATTAGTTTTTTTAACATTTATGGTTTCCATAATCGTTGGCTACTACCTTCAAATGCACCACCCGTTGTAGTATATGGAATATCATTTTGCCAAATAACTCTTCCCGTATATGGTGTCCCATTTAAATAAAATCTTCTATTCTGTACACTACCACCGTCCCGCATTCTTCTTGTTGTAGGTCTTCCACCCTTTCTCATTGTTCGAGTTGGTCTAGCAGTTCCACCCTTTCTCATTGTTCGGGCTGGGGTTCCACCTCTTCTCATATTGTTTCTCCCAGTTGACCATTCGATACAAGTTTGACCGGGTCCGTGTGGGGGACCCTCCATAATTGTACCGTCTGGCATTCTATGTTTAATACATTGATTGGTGTTTCCACCATATTGTTTTTTTCTAACTCTCCCACCTTTTTTAAATTTACTTGGATTTGGTAATTGTCCTTGTTGAAATCCCCCCTGATGATAAGATGTTTGTGTACTATTTAATTCATCAAGAAATTGTGTTCCTAATGCATTGGTCGTTTGTGCATTTATAATATACTCACCACCTTCTAATTCGATTGGAGGTTGTCCTGGAATTTGAGCTGGTATTCCTCCTTGTGCGTGTGATGGTCCTCTCAAATATCCACCAGATTGTTTTTTTCTTCTTGTTCTACCACTCTTTTTCATTACTATCTCCAAGTCTTGATGAACATCAGTCATAAGTTCACCTGTTTTGTTATCTTTCCAAGTTACATTATTACCATTAATAGATGTGACCACACCTGTACAATTATAATTTGGTCAGGTTTGGTTTATATCTCTAACTGTATCACCTATGTTAAAATGCATTATTTATTCTCCTTATCTTTAGCATACTTTTTAAGAAATTCAGCGGCTTCATCTGATGACTTTCTTTCTACACCAAAGGATTCTCGTTGTTTTTTAATTTCTTCAAGTGCGTTCTTTTTGTTTTTCAATGATTCTTTGATATTGTTATTTTCTTTTTCTTTTTGTTTCAATATATCATCTACTGTTTTTATTTTTCCCTCAATCTCTTTAACTTTCTCGTTTTTAGATTTTGGAACAAACATAGCTATTGCTCCACCGATAAGTCCAATTAGACCGAGTATCCATTTAAAGAACTTCATCTTACTTATTACCTAAATTTTTAGATGC